CCTACAGCATGTTCAGAGGCAGCCGATCTTTAGGAGAAGCTTGCCACTGCACGTGCGACAGAACTTGAGAGATTAGTGAAGCAACTCCATGCCGAGATCGGCGAGATCTGAGCGAGAATCGCTTGGCCAGTACGTCAGATCTGCCGAGGATCGAGCGCTGCGCGACGTAGATCAGGCCCGGCAAGAAGTCAGACTGCTGCAAGCGCAGCTTGCTGCGACGGTAAAGAAACACGCCGGCATTGAGGCGGACCTCCGGCATGCCGTAGAGCGAGCGCAAGCCGCAGCCAGTTCGGCAACCGCTGAGGCGGACAACCAGCGCGGAAGGAGCGCTGCGCTCGAGGAGCGACTTGCGAGGCTCCAAAGTCTGCCCGCCGAATTTGAGGCAGCGCTTCGGCGAAATCAGCAAGCTCGAAAATCCCCCAAGAAAGCTTCAAAACGGGCTAAGAAGGCCACGCCCAACGCACCATAGGCTCACGTGAGTGTCTTCCGCTTCGCGGCAGCGGCGATTGCGGCGCGTACTTCAGTGATCACTTGGTCGTGCGGAATCGTCGGCCTACTGTCGACCAGGGCGCGCTGGACCTTTGCCTGGAACCACTGAGTGTGGCTCTTTGCCTTTTCAGCAAAGTCCTCAGCAGAGCAACATTCGGGACGTCGAGCATCAGGGGTGTCCATTGTCAGAGCGTACCCCAATTTCTTCCGGTTGCCTTATAGGCCTTGGAGCTATGGAGAATGCGCCTTAGGCGAACGCTCTTATGCGGTCATTCTATCTCCCTAGATGCTGTCATCTGAGCAAACAACCTCAATGACATCAAAGGCTGGCAAGGTAAAGGGTAAAATTGACAACAATTAGGAAGGCCGACAAGGAGCTAGAGAACAGCAAGCCGGACGCTTACATAATATACATTCCGGCCTTGGCCGAACTCGCCGAAGCCGTTGCGGCAGCAGGCGATGCGGCTATCCCGGTAGCGATCGTTACGACCATCGCCGTTGCCGCCAGCTTGCGCCATAGCGCCTTGACTCGCGGGGTAGGCGCCGTCTCGATCTCATGGTCTGCGACAGCCTTTCGCACGTCCCATCCGAGCGCCTGAGCGCATCCAATCACCGCGTCCACGTCCATCGTCCGGATGCCGGTGCAGTAGTTGTTGAACCTTTGAACGCTCAGGCCCGCGCGCCGGGCGAGAGCCGCCTGCGATTCAGACGGGAAGGCCTGCCGCAGCCCCTCGATCAATTTTTCTTGGGTCGTCATATACACGCCTGTTGACAGTTGCATCCACGCCCGTTTATACAGTGCTCCGTATCCACGCGTGTGGATGCTCCCCGCCACCGGCACCCCAAGGCCGCTGGCGGGGCTTCTTGGGGCAGGGGCTTGGGGGGGGTCAATGCTCATGGGCGTTCTGTGCCAGCTTTACGGAAAGCGCTTCCTCCAAATGTTTAGCCAGCTTCTCGGCATCCTTCGCCACCCAGGATGCGGCTTGCACCATGTGCTTGAAGTGGTAGCTTTCTCTCAACTCTCCGCTGAACTCTTCAGCGGGATGGGCTTGAAAGTTCTCTATCAACGTTGTCAAGGCCAGCATGTCTCTCTCGAGTTCGCTGACCATATCGACGCCATTTTCCTCGACGTCAAGAAACGCCATCTCGAAATTCGCGGCCTTGCAGCGCACGTATGCCGCCTGCGCCACGGCCCTAGCGTTCGCCAGAGATGGCGTCTCGTCGGCCACACTCATTGCGTCGACCTTGAGAGCAAACTCGCGGCACGAGTTGGCCAGCGCGATCATTCGCCGGGCATTTTTCCGCCGCTCCGCCAAGCGCGCGGCCTTCTGCTCGCGGTCAGCTCTGTCCTCCCGAAGATTGTTCTGGTGCGCCAATACGCAGGCAGCCACGCCGATCACCCAAGTACCCGCAGCCGCCACCCAATCCGCTCTGCTACCTGGCTCAGCACCAATCAGTATCCAAGCCGACACCGCGCCAGTGGCAAAGGCCCCGGCCGCGCCGTAGAGCAGCCCGTTTTTGGTGTTCCATGCCGTCGTCTCCATTCCCCCTCCTGTGGCATCCATCTGGACGTGGGGATTCTCGCATGAGCGCCGTCATCTGCATCCTGTGCTTGATAGGGGCTTGCATGGCGCTCGCCTTCGGGCTGACCCGGCTTCCAGCCGCCATTCGCCGCATCCGTCAGGACGGCGCGACCCGCCCGATTCGTGACGCCGCATTTGTGGCCCAGGCACGTGCCGAATTCCTGCCGACCCCGAGTCAGATTCGCCACGCGGCAGAGGTGCGCCGTGGCTGATTCCCCGCGCATGACTGATTTCAAATGGGCGTTCGTTCCCGGTTTGTTCTGGGGGTTCCTTGTCGGTGCTCTTGCAGGAACCTTCATTGGACTCATGGTGACTAGCGCCCTAGATGAAGACATCGCGGGTGGGCAAGCCGAGCGGCGTTCGTTCGAGCAACAGTGCATCAGTGGCAACGACCGGGCGTGCCGGGTGTACGAGGTTCGTTATGCCCGCTGAATGTTCGTTCTGCGGCGAGCCGACCGTCTACTTCTTTGCAGGCGCTCTTTGTGCTGCCTGTACCGGCAAGAACGCCCGTATCAAGCTGGAAGGGATGACGCCTGCGCCGCGTCCTGAGCTTGCCGCATTCGATGACGCCATCGGCGTGATGCACGCCTCTGCGCGCCGCACCGAGATGGCCTCAGAGGCCATGCAGCGCAATAAGCGCGCATCGGGTGCTTCGCTCAAATCGTACCTCGCAGCGGCTCCGGTCGCGTTGACCCCTGAGGGCCAGCGCGAAGCGCTGGCCCTTGGGCTTGTCCATTACAAAACAAGTGACAACGGGCCGAAGCACGGCCGTCTGTCCATCGAAATCGACCCGCTGCTGGCGCGGGCGCAACGGCTGCGTAAGTCCGTAATCACGAGTGCACGACTCCATGACCAAGAAGCCAAGAAGGGATCGCGCCGTGGGGCGTGGTACATGCTCACGCTCACCTACCGAGACGGAAGCCGTAGCGGCCCTCGTGACGTTAGCGAGCTACTTAAGCGCATGCGGGGGCACTTCAATGGAATTGTCGCTCGGGCCAGACGGTTTGCGGGTGAGGTGTTCCGTTACCTATGGGTCGGCGAGCTTACCCAGCGCGGTCGCCCCCACTACCACCTCCTGATCTGGGTGCCCAAGGGCATCTACTTCGGCAAGGTTGATCGTCGCGGCTGGTGGCCTCACGGCAGCAGCCAGATCGAGAAAGCCCGCAACGCTGTTGGCTACCTCGCAAAGTACGCATCGAAGTTCACCAGTGTCATTGCTGGAGCGTTCCCCAAGGGGTTTCGCACGCATGGCTGCGGTGGCCTCGACACAGAATCCCGCCGCGAACTGCGGTGGTGGAAGGCCCCCGTATCGGCCCGTGAAGCGCTCGGCGGTGAAGCCGACATTCGCAAGTGCCAGGGCGGCTATTTCGACAAGCTCACCGGGGAGTTCTGGTCGTCCCCTTGGAGAGTCACTTTTGCATTCGGCCGGACCATCGCTTGGAAGGTAATCCCACTATGAAAGTCCAGATTCTCACTGAGTCCGTCTCCGTTCGCAGCTTCCCTGCACGCGACGGCAAAGCCGCTGTCAACTTCACCGAACAGAAGGCCGCTGTAATTCGTGACAACGACTTCCCGCTCCCGTTCACCATCGGCCTTGATGAGGGCCAGCAGCCGTACAAGGCAGGCACCTACGAGTTGTGCCCCACGTCGCTCCAGAGCGGCAAGTTCGGTGGCTTGGAATTCGGTCGCCGCATCAAGCTTTTGACCCCGTCGCCCACGCCCGGCGCTGCGCCGGTCAAGGCCTAACCCATGTCCCTGTGCGTAGCCCTTCAAGCAGACGGCACCCTCCTGCCTACCGGACAGCCGGTTGCCGAGTGTGCGGGCTACGTACTGGTCAGTGCCTCGGAACACGGTGTTTACGAGGTCGTGCAGCAAGCGCTTTCGATGCCCACACCGGAGGAAGCCCTCTTATGGGCGACTACCACTTGTGGCGTAGTGATCGCGTGGTTTGTCGTGGGACGCATCGTCGGTAGCGTCGCAACGATATTTGACAAATGACCGGCAAAAACCAATCAACCAACCAATGCAAGGAGAGACACCATGGATTCCATTCTCACTGGCCTGAGCGCTGCTGATGCCGTCCCCGCCCTGATCGGCGCGGCCACCATCATCGCCCTGTTGGGCTTCACGAAGTGGGCAGCAAAGAAGGTGGCCGGCTTCTTCGGCTGATGCAGGGCAGGGCGGGGCGGTGTTTCGACATCGCCCTTGCTCTATGTGGGTATCGAAGGGAGTCCAGGACATGATCGTTTTGGTGTTGTGTGGATTCATCGGCGCGTGCTGTGGCATGGCTGGCGTCAAGGGGATGGACGCGTGAGAGGCTGGGGCGCTCTCACACTGTTGATCGCTGTTTGTGGCCTCGGCGCCTTGTCACCGGGTCGCGCTGTGGCGCACACGTTGCCTAGCTGCAGTAGCCTCAACAACGGCTGCGATGAGGGGCAAGCCTATGCGGTGCTGCAACCCGCCCCCGAGGATCATTGCAAAGGCGTTAGGGCAAGCGGCATCGCGACTGCCATCAAATTTGCCAAAAACACAAATTACTACAGGGTTGTCTTCAATTGCGTTGACCCTGAAAAGAATAATCAGCAGTACGCGTTTCAAAGCGCGGACAACGCGTTCTTTACGAAGGCGTGTTCAACGCGTCCTGAGGAAATGACTTGGAAAGGCAGTGGCGATAACGGGCTTGGCTCAGTTTGCCATGACGGCTGCGCCTATAGCGGCTCCGTGTTTGCGGGCTCTCCTACAGGCCGTCTCTTTACCGCTACCGGTGAGGTCTGCAAAAAGAGCGATTTGCCCTCGCCTGAGACCCCCGTCCCGGGTGATGGCGACGGGGATGGCGGCGGCGGCACCCCCGGCGATGGTGGCGGCGATGGTGACGGCGGCAGCGGCCCCGGAACCGGACCTGGCAATGGTGGTGGTGATGGCGGTGGTGGCAACGGGGATGGCGATGGCGACGGCGACGGTGATGGCGACGGAAACGGCAGCGGTCCCGGCACAGGTCCCGGCGATGGTGAAGGCGACGGCGACGGTGATGGGGATGGGGATGGGGATGGTTCCACGCTCCCTGAGGGCGAGATATGGAAGGCTCCAAAGGACACGATGCAAACCGTGTTCGATGATTTCTATGACAAGGCCAAGAAGACCAAGTTGGTTGATGGCGTTACGAATTTCATGAAGATTTCGGGCAGTGGCTCGTGCCCCACGTTCACCGTGTCGGCGTCCAAGTGGTGGGCGTCGATGACCTATAGCGCGCACTGTTCGGGCGACTTCTTGGCGCTGCTGCAGCTGTGTGGATATGTGATTTTCGCGATTGCGGCCTATGCAGCCGTGCGCATCTCACTAACCTGAGGATACGCAATGTCCGCTGACTGGATTGACGATTTCAAAGCGTGGCTTTGGAACCTCGTGTTGAAGATTTTCGACACGCTGTGGGACATGGTGATCGCATCGGTGGTGCGCACCTTCAAGATGCTCACCGAGCTGATCTTGTACGTCCTGTCGAAGCTGCCGTTGCCTGAGTTCATGCAGAACACAAGCCTCGGCGACATGCTGTCCAAGGGCGGCAACACAGTGATGTGGTTCGCTCAGTTGTTCCAGCTGGGACCGTCCATGGTGATGATCGGCATCGCCATCGTGTTCTATCTGCTGCGGCGCGTTCTCACCATAGGTATCTGGTAATGCTCGTATTCAACGAAGGCGTGCCGCGTGCTGGCAAGAGCTATGACGCCGTGAAGAACCACATTCTTCCGGCCCTGAAGAAGGGCCGGCGCGTGTACGCCCGATTGAATGGCCTGCGTCACGACAAGATTGCCGCGCATCTGGGCATGGCTGAAAGCGACGTGCGGGCGCAGCTGGTGCTGGTAGACACGAAAGAGGTTGTCAGCGCCTTCTCGTGCAGCCAGGACGACACCGGCAAATGGTGTATCCCGGATCACTTTAAAGATGCGCTGGTGGTGATCGATGAGGTCCATGAGTTCTATGTCAACGAGCGTAAGCCGCTCAGCCCGGAGGTAGAGAACTTCTGGGCGCTGCTCGGCCAGAACGGCGGTGACGCCGTCATCATGACGCAGTGGATTAACCGGCTTCATTCGGCGGTCAAGGCGCGCATCGAGCGCAAGAACACGTTCCAGAAGCTCACGGCGGTGGGCAGCAAATCGCGGTACCGCGTGACGTTCTTCCACACCACCTCACCGGGTAAGTACGAAAAGGTTGGCGGGCAGACGCTCAAGTACGATCCGGCCATTTTCCCGCTGTATGACGGCTACGCGCCGGGCGCTGAGAACACCGAGGTCTACGAGGAAGGCGGTAAGACGGTGTGGGCCGCAATGGCGGTGCGCGGCGTGATCTTCCTCGTGCTGGGTGGCATTGGCCTGTACTTCTTCGCAGGGTTCTTCCTGAAATCCAAGCCCAAGAGCGAGCCAGCGCCCCGCGCAAGCACTCAGGACGCCGCTCGCCGGTCGCAGCCGGTGCCGCATGGGGCAGGGGAGACAGTGCAGGGCGAGCCGGCCGCGCCCGAACCGCAGCGGGATCCCTTTGCCGATCTGACCAGTGAGCAGCGCTATGTCGCGGATCTTGGCGAAAAGGGCCGGATACGGCTGGCGCTGATTGCCCAGGTCGCCGGTGAGGATCGCGGCTGGGTCCAGTGGATCAGTACTGAGAGCAACGAAATCATTGAGCAGCTGGACATTCGCCAGCTGCGGGCGCTGGGCTATGAGGTGGCCGTCGAGTCGTACGGCCTCCGGCTGTCAGCCGGAACTCACGTCACGGTGGCTACCGCATGGCCGTACACCGCGCCGATACGCGAGAAAGATGCCCGCCTGTACAACCTGTCCGGCGATGGGGCTGGCACCGCGACTGCGAGCGCAGCGAGTGGGCGGGGTGCTGGCGCCAGCGCCCATGGCACCAATGGCGGAACGCTGGTCGGCGTAGGCACGCGCCCGGTAGGCACGTTCCCCGAATCGGTGCAGAACCGATACAGCGGCAGATAATGTGACGGTCTACAATCGGCCTCCACACAGGGGGCTGACATGGACGTTCGCAAGGTACTTTTCTTCATCTCGATAGCTGCAACGCCTATCGCCACAGCACAGCAGATTCACTCAGCCGCGGGGCCTCAGCCTGTGCCCAGGTACGAGCCCAAGCGCGCTCAGCCCAATAATCTTGGCGCCACCCCGTTGAACTGTCCTCAGCACGTCGAGCCAAGAATGCGGTTGCTGTGCAACGACATTGAGCGGACCCTCGTCCAGAGCGAGGCTAAGCGGCAAGGGCTACCGGTTCCTTCCGCGAGCATTGTGAAGCTGCCCGCGCTGGGCAGTGCCGATGCGAAGACGCTTGGTGCAGCATGTGTAGGCGGTACCGCGATGCGCAGGCTCTCCAATGGCTGGGAGCAACTGCGGGATGGTCAGGGCAACTGGCTGCGCTGCCGCGAGCAGTAATCCGGGGTGTAGGGGCGATGCCCCTACGGATACGCCTTCAACCCGCAGACCGTCCGAAGTGCCGGTCCCGGAAGTCGCCCAGGTCTACAACGACGACCTTGACCATCTGGCGCTGACCGGCTTTTCGCTGTCCGGCCTCGGCCTTGCGCCGGGAGGCGAACCCGGCGACCCTGAGTTCCATCTGATCACGCCACGCAAGCCCGGCAATCCGTTCGGGGGTCATGCGGTCGCCGTCCGGGCTGACTAGGTAGTTGCCTCTGACGCTCCAGCCTGCGAAGGGGCCGGTTAGGTACTGGCACATGCATCAATGCTCGCTTTGTCCTTGGAACCACGGAGAGGCAAGAGCGATGCCAGCAGCAGGCGGATCAGGCCCGCGTAGTACCGGCCAACCTTTAACATAATATACATTATGCGAAATGCTGTTTGGCAGGCTGGAGCTACTCTGGGTGTGGATCATTGAGTCTCTCCCGTCCGGGAATCCACAAGGATTGGGTCCGCATTGCCTCGCGTCTAGGTGACTCCGCCCGATCATTACCAGTCCAAAGGCTGGCGCCACAACGCAATGCGGCGTCTTCCATTACGCCGCCTCCATTGCGCTTCGCTAATGCTGTTCGTCATCAGACAATTCTGCCCCGTTGAGGTAGAGATTCTGGTTCGCGAGGCAGACATTGTTGGACCGCCGTAAGCCATCGCAGATATTTCTGGGTGTTAGTTGTCTGGATGAACAAAGTTCCGCCCTTTGATCGCCTGGGTGCGCCGGGTTCAAATGCAGCTGTCTGACGCGGACAAGTTGCCCCTTTCACAGCTGAAACTGCCCCATTCTGCTCCGGAAACCCGCCCATCTTTCCGCGAGTCTTCGGACAAGCCGCCCCTAATTTGGCGGAACTACGCATTACTTGCCCCGAATTCTTCTGGAGCTCGTTGGTCGCAGGACCTCCAAGTAGCTGCCTTGCTGTGGGCCAGCTTTCAGATGCAGCCATATCGCCCGCAGAGTTCAGCCATAGAGCCCTCAGCCTACGTTAGATCGGGTGCCTTTCCGGATAAATTTCCTGCAAGTTCTTCCGATTTGGGGGCTAAAATTGTAGTGCGACATCGTCTTGGTCTTCCTAGTGGGCAATGCAATGAATTCCCTGTCTACCTTGCAACAGATGAGCATCGTCGCAGGCGTCTTGGTGGCGCTTGTTGTTTCCATTACCGTGGCAGCAGTCTGGCTGGCCAACCGCCAAAACGCAGCATACGATCGAGAACTGGCAGGAGGGAAATGCCCTTGTTGCGGCAAACCGCTGGATGCCTGACGTTCAAGCGACGTTTCCCCCACAGGTTGCCTTAGTAGAGCGTGTGGCATCCTTGTGGGAGCTGTTCATTTACCAGGCAGGCATTCTATGCGCGGGCATATACCTTCGGAAACATCTGCCTTCGCTCAGGCCAGATCGAACGCCGCGCGGGATTGGCTCGATATGGCGGCGTTCGAAGCGATACTGAGCCCGAGTGCCGTCCAGGGCCGCACCCTGACGCAGTGCCTGCAATCTGGGAGCGTTCTGGGCGTGTGGATTGGGGAACTGAAGCTGTTTCTCTTTCCTCCATGGCAGCTGGACTCTACTGGGATGCCTTTGCCAGTGCTCTCGGAGGTACTGTCGCTACTGCGTGGCCCATATGGCGTTTCAGCCGGCGGCCCGACGTCAGGTTGGGAGGAAATCGAATGGCTGATCGCTCCGCATGCTCGATTGTGCGGAGGCAGTCCAGCAGAGGCTCTTGCCCTACATCCAGCGCTCGTGCTGGAGGCGGCGAAGCAAGATTTTTCCTCCTGGAGCGATGACGCACGCTGGTAGGCTCGCGGGAACTCAACTGCCAGCTAACCCGGAATCGCGACGTGTCCCCCATGCATATGGAGAAAGCAGCTGAGGGTTCGAGGATAACCCTGCTTCTTCAGGCCTGCTTGATGACGTCTCTTTGCTGGAGTAGGATCGGCCAAGGCAGGGAAACGCTTTTAAGATCAATGCGTTACTTCGCATAACGTAGCTTATGTTAACGGCCGCCGCCATCAGACCTCTGCTTACGCGGTGCCCATAACTTGGCCACCCAACGATCCACGTTTGCACCTCAAGGCTGCGGTGGCACGGGTGCCCATCAACCGCTCTCTGGCGATAGCGCCGCCACCGAAGATGACGCCCAGATTTGGGCCTTCTGCGGTCAACCCGCAGCGAGCCCAAGTTAATTCGCGCCGGCGCAATCACCAGCTGCACCCAGGAACGGCCAGCGTGGCGGCTGCATATACAGCACCGGTCCGCTCCCGCGAGCCAATCAGATCCCGCGAGGTGGCGTAGACGATTCTCATGGCGGGATTATTTTGCCTGCGTGCGAAGAATCAGGCCGCCGTATACCG